TTGGTGCTTTGGGAAGCTATGTTCATTTTAGAATTACATTCTGCGGAAACTCAAGATTATGCTGCAGTCAGATACTTCCGTGTATCCTTTCCGGCCAATCCGTCTGCAGGAATCTTGCAGGACTTCTGATATTTAAGGATTGCCGCCACAGTCTTAGGACCACAGATACCGTCGATATCATCTTCTGTCAGCAGGCCAGCCTCCATCAGTTCCCACTGAATCCACTTGACCGCATCACCACGGGATATGTATGTCTTAATACCCATTTTGCGAGCCTGTGCAGGACTGGTCACCGTCGTTGTAGGCTCTGCGTAAGGATTGATTCCCTTCCATGTGCCTGGCACCTTGGTCTCATAGGTATATGTCACGTCCTTAAAAGTAAGACCGTACACCCACTTGGTAGAGGATACCTTGCTCATAACTGTACCATAGTTAATGCCCTTTGCTTCGATACACATGGGGACACCATTAACCTTGCCGATATAGACACCTACGTGTCCGGATTTCCACAGGACGGTTCCAACCGCAAAATCATTGATCTTTGCAATCGGCATCCTGGTGTATGCCGTCTGATAGAGCTGATAGGAACCGATGTTAAGCTGTCTGTATCCGCCAATCAGTCCAGAGCAGTCCACATTAACCTTGCCGACTTGCCTCTTTCGCCTTGCCTTTGCCATGTAGGAGGTGGTCACGACCTTGGGATACATTCTGTGCATAGTGCTCATTTTGTTTTCGGTCAGAGTACCCTCGGGAATCTTTGCCCCATAAAAATAGGGGGTGCCCAGATGCACTCTTGCATATTCTGACAATCCATTTCCTGTTTTCATTCTCCAGTTACCTCCTGTGTTTCCTCGGGCAACTTTGCCTTATCTTCTACTTTGCGATTGATATATTTCATAAGCGGCATTAAAAACGGAGGGATCTTTACCCCACTATCCTTCAGGTTTTCCAGAATGCTAATCAGCTCATTAACCACCAACCATACCGCTACCACCGTTGCAACTACAAATGGCACTGCAATTTCAATGCCGGCACATTCCACGCTGTACTGGATTAACACATCCGCAAATGCTCCGACAATTACCAACATCCACATGCCAATCTTTTTATAGATGCCGCGGATGCTCTTATAGCTGCTGATGCCTCCGTCCTCCCTAAATTTGGCAGCCATCAGTCCGGTGATGTAATCAATGATATTACATCCCACCAGCAGTAATACCGGGATTGCCAAGATCCCCAGCCAACTCATTAACACAGATAATGCTGCAATCACAGTTGCTTTTACTTTGTCCATAATATAGACCTCGCTTTCTTAAAATAAGAACCGGTCACCTCCCGTCGGGAAGTAATCGGCTCTTGGCTCTTGGTTACTATGTTTTGTTGTTTGGGACCGTCTCTCACTCTCATATGCAGCCTCCTACTCTGCAGTTGTGGTCAGATCTGCAAGCTGGGTTTCCAGGGCATTGATCTGGTCGCGGAGAGCCTGTCTCTCTGCGTGTACCGCCTCAATATCATACTCGGTCTGCTCGCCCAGTAACGTATATTCATAGGTTTTAATGATCTTATAGTCACTTGCGGCGATCCGGGCCTTGAGGTCATCAATCTGCGCGATCACCTGACTGATCTGCTGCTGTCTGGCCAGTTCTACTTTCTCCTCTTCAGTCAGTTCCGGTTGCACCGGTGCAACTTCCGGTTCTGTGTAGACGGATCCGTCATTGGACAGTTCGTACCAGCCGTCACCCTCCCTGAATAAAGTAGTGTATTCCGCATACTCACCGTTATCCAACGGATATTTGCACTCGGCATCTAAGTAGAGCCGAAATCCGTCAGTATTTACTATGATATTGTCTCTGGTGATCCGGATCACATGAGGGCTCTCCTCAGATACAATGACCTTTGAGACGGTCTCTTTATTTTTAAATTTTATGTAACCCATGCGGGCTCCTTTCTGGCGCTCTTGTGGCTGCGCCCGCCTTCTGATCTACTACGCTAAATGATAAGTTATCATCTAAACTAGATTCTTCTAAAATATTGTTATCTACAACACCTCAAATGCGTTTTAGTATATATGATGCGAACCCAGACGATTACGACATCGATTTTAGAAGAAGTGAAACTACTATTATAAAGTTCAGATTCCATATTACAAATAGTAATGTAGACGTATATGAAACCAGGGATAATGGTGCGAGTTGGACACAAAGGCGGAGTGGTAATAACTATATACAGTAAAATAATTATTAATAGTATATTATTTAGTATGTTAAGATTTTACGCATATAACAAATGCTTTTATGGTATACGTTTGACTTTCATTACCAGTTACTGTAGTTGGCAATTATGATTTATTGATATTTTCAAAATTACAATATGGCAATATTTCTCCTTTATTACTTATTAATTTGCCATAATTTAGTCCATTCTTTACCGATTACAGAATACAAAGATATTTGATTTGCATCTGCCTCTAATTCGTAAAAATGGTTATTATTTTTGCAACATCTAATACACAATGTATCATTTTCTATTCTGATTTCGCTGTATAAAGTTGGTGATGATACTTTGTAACCTAACTTATCATTTACATCAGCAAATCCTTCCGCTACCGCCTTGGCATCCGGCACATATCCGGTTACCTTGGTAGCCAACAGATCATCCTTGGACGTAATCATCTGTGCAAATGCCGTGGCGGTCAGGTCTGCAAAAAACTTTTTAATCTTGCCAAAGACCGTCTTTACGCTCTCGCCTGTATCAATGTTCTCGCGGTTCTCCGCCTCAGTAAACGCAATCTCTGAATCTCCGATGTCACCACTAAATCCCTTAGCCAAATAGATCCAATTGAGCTTATCGTCCCGGGGTGCTCCATCCGGTGCATCTTTAATTGCCAAATATGTACTGCCATTGTGATATACCGCATCCAGTCGCTCATATACGGTATTAGAGTTGTAATCTCCTTTGTAAGATATTCCGATCTTTCCGAGAGTTTTGTATCCCTCCGGTGCTGCCATAGTTCATTCCTCCTTATGCTACTTTCCAATACAAAACATTATCATCAACTACAAAATCCACACCCACGCCATCCTTCATATAAAGGTTCATTGTGGCTTCATCCAAGTAAAACTTGGGTTCCGTGATACTGGCATATGATTCTGCACGGTCTGCATCTATCTTGGCCTGTGCTGCAGATGTCGCTGCCGCGGTTGCCTGCTGTGTTGCTGTTTCTGCCTGCACTGTGATGTCTGCAAGATAGTTCGGCTGCAGTTTATCTGCAGTAATGCTGCCGTTCTTGATGTCCGCCTTTACTTTTCCATCATCTCCAATGGACCAGTAAACGGTATCCGAATCGAGAAATTCAAACTGCGTAATAAGTGCAGACAGATCTATGTACTGCTCTGTTCCATCTTTTAAGTAGATGATAAGTCGTTCCGTGCTGGGATCGTAGCCGAAGTTAATGGCAATCTGTGCCATTAAAGTGTGTAATACACTGGTTGATCCGGAATAATACGTAATCGTAATATCACCTGTATCCTGGTTCAGTTCAATGCTTTTTACCAAACTATTGGCTTCCGTGATTGATAACTTGGTCAAGTCCAGCGTTATCACACGGTTATCAATCTCACTCACACCCTGACTTAACTTATTCAGATTCGTTTCATTCAACGGAGTATTAACGGATGGGGTGTTCTCCCAAACTGTAGGGTTATACGCTTTCTGCATCATTCTTCACCTCCTCTGCCGCATCCCTGGCCGCGATCTCTGCCAGCAATGCTTCCCGGGCTTTTGCCTCCTGCCGCGTCAGCACCTCCTGCAGTGCCATACGCTTAACCTCCTCCGGCAGTCCGGAGCCGTCCACAAAGTTTGTGATTGCCTGGCTAAATTCCCTGATCTCTAAATTGCTCATCCTAATTTTCCTCCGCTCCCAAATAATAGATGCTGACTCCGTTGATCGTTTTGAGCCGCCATGATACTACCGTTCCCTTGTAGTTCATATATCCAGACACTCCCAGCGCTCTTACGCTGACCAGATCCACACTGGACAGCTTATTTACAATCGTCGCCGCGCTGATCTTATCCGCCTTGATTTCACCTGCAGATGTCCAGTTTGCCACCTCCATGTAATTTGCTTTTACAGTGCCTGCACTTATGTAGTTGGATTCCACGGTACCCAGTCTGGCACTAACACCATTCAGATCAGAGACTGTCACATGATCTGCTTCCAGGCTCCCTACGCGGCCACTGACGGCATTTAAAGAGTCAATGGTTGCCTTGGTAGCAATCAGGTTATTTAACTCCAGCTTGGTCACATTCAGCGTCTCGATTGTTGCATACTTACTGACCAGTTCATCCGCATTTACCACACCGACCAGGTCTATCCGCTCTGCCTTGATCTTGATTGTCTCCGCTGTCTGATTAATCTCTGATACGATATTGTCCTTGGATACCTTGGTAAGTATCTGCTGTGCATTGATGCTGATCTGCGTGGACAGGTTCTGGTTGATATCTTTCATTTCCAGACGAGTTTCATCCACCGTCCTTGTAAGCACATTTGTTTTTCCCTTTAACTGGATAATCTGCTTCTGCAGTCCATTAACCTGTCCGGTACGGTACTCCTCGCCCTCCGCCGTGTAACTGTCCCGGAGTGCCTGAATGCCTTTAAGCGTACGCTGTAAAATATAGGTATAGATGGTCTCCCGGGAAGTATACAGCAGGATACCGTCTCCAACCTCCAAACATGGATTGCCACGGGCCTCTACCTGCGCTGGTCGGTACCACACACCACTGATCACGCTGAGGACGTTATCTGCGATGGTCTGCAGGTCTGCCGCAGACTTGCCGTATATCAAAAAGTTATCCTCGATGATGTAACAATTATTGCCATTACCAGCGATGGCACCGATGTCGTTCTCTTCCTGGCGGATCTGCAGCTTATCAATATGTTGGACTACAAAATCCTCATACTGGCAGGAGATGTAATTACTTTTGGATACCTCCGTGGTCCCCACCGGATCCGCGGGGTAAAGGTCATCTGCCGGATACAGATCATCTGCGGGGTACAGACCCTCGATCATCTGTTCCAGCACCACATACTGCAGTTTTCCATTTCTACCGATGTGCCCAAAACATCCGTTAATCTCGCAGATGGATTCAATAACCGTTTTCCCCGGGAGCTCTCCCGGATCGATAGTTTTTTCTACCACCATATCATCGTTGACCAGTGTGATTTCTTCTTGTTCCACACCGACATAAGCACAAAAGCTGGTACGGAACTGTCGAAGTGTCATCGGAAATGTCAAACCCTTATACCACCCGGATACCTCTGCATTTAGGATGTCGTACATGGCATCATAGGCCACAATATCCCGATATCTTCTATCTGCTGTAGGTACATCAGAATCTACTTTATAAACTCCCATCATAAAAGGAGCCTCTTCGGCTCCTTCCAATGTTACGGATACGGTTATCTTTTTTCCGGCAAGAGGTACTATTCGTTCCCTGACTCTCAGTTTAAAAGTACTCGCCTCACACCTGCCAAAACTTAGTTCACTCTCTGAGCATAGTCTCTCAGTAAGCTCTGCACTTTCACCTTTCCAGTCATCTTCATTCAGTACACTCCCGTCACTACATTGTATCTGCATTCTTTTGGATACGGATGTATCATTATAAAAATCTTTATATTTATAATCTATCATTCCCTCTCCCTCTTAATACTCCTGGAACGCAACACGTAATGGCTTATACCATAATTCCATACCATTCCAACTTTTTGTCTCTACTGTATAATTTGGTACATACATTTCTCCCGATTTATATCCTCCGGTATTTACATCGAAATAAGTTACAATAACCTTTCTTTCCTTCTCCTTTATGTACGCTTTTTCCATTGCTTGTAGAAATTCTGTCATTTCCCATGCTTCCAGTGGAATCGTATTGAACTCAATTTTTGTTGTATAATGATCTGCAACTTCCCGGTATAAAATATTCAAACCATTTCTGTCAGAGTCCAGATCTGCACGCTGATCCGGACTCACCTTATAGGTCTCAATATCTACATACTTTGAAATATCAGTATCTCCCACTTTTAATAACCATGCCTGAAATGCCATCCTGCTGCCTCCTTATACATCCAGCAACAGGTAATTTCCAGTTGCCTTAAAGTACTCCCTGTTTATCTTTTTCAGTAGTTCCGCAAATTTTACACCATTGATTTCTATCGTATTGCCTGACGCCAATATTCTGATGATAGTCTCCAGCAATGTAATGATCTTATCCAGCTTTTCCGCAGATATGGATCCTCCCGATCCCGCTGCCGCCTGTGCTGCGCTTAGTGCCATTTTCTGTAACTTATCTTCCGGTGATACAATTTCTCCCTGATGCCTATTATCACCGATCATAGCAAGCTGTGGCGTATTAGCCTTGACATATCCACCATTCCACAATTTAGGTATCTGCGGTGGATCACTCGGCATTTCGAAGCCCCAGTCTTTTCCAACCAGATCTCCTGCCTTCTTTGCGACGCTTCCGATTCCATTTACCACATTGCGTAGTGTAGAATATATCAATGATATCATTGCATTCACACCATCAATGATCAGATTACATACTCCCTTGATAGATCCCCATATTGCTTGCCAGATTCCATCCGTAATTTTCTGTAAGCCTTCCCATGCCTTTTTCCAGTTGCCTGTAAACACTCCGGTGAGGAAGTCCAACAGTCCTCCCAGTATTTTCATGGCTCCGGATATAATGTCTGACACGGTTGCGAATACTGTACTCATGATGTTTATCACAATGTCTGCCACCTGCTTGATTGTCGGTGCCAGATACCCGATAATTGGTTTGATTACGGTACTCCACGCGGCTGCAAGGAAATCGCCTACTGAGCTGATCAGATCAAGAACGTTGTCCCATAGTGGTCTGAGATTTTCTTCCCATAGCTCCTGTATCGCTTCCCTAGCATGGTTCAGTACTGGCATTGCAATATCATTCCACAGTTCTAAAACCGTCTTCTTGATATCATTCCAGGCATCTACAATATTCCCAAAGGTACTACTCCCCTGAGATTCCCACCAATCTGTAAGCGAACTACCAAGATTTCCTACAATCTGTCCTGCCAGTGATGCACATTCTCCACCGAAATCAAACAGATCAGTGAGCGTACCTTCTATCAGTTCCTGATTGTCTTTCATCCACTGGGATGTGTGTTCTGTGGAAATTTCAAACCCTTCCGCGAAGATTGTTCCCAGTGACATTCCAAATCCAGTACAACCTGTCAGAATATCATTGATTCCGTTTACAATATCAGGTCCTGCTTTATCCAGTGCCCCCAGCAGATTATTGTATGTCTGCTCATTGATATCCGTAAGATTTGTAAATCCGTTCGCAATAGACTGGCTTACATCACTGCTCCAGGATTCTATCTTTTTCCTGTTGCGCTCCAGATAGCTTGCAATTCCATCCAGCCCCAGGTCTACCGCCTTGGCTGTAACAGCAATCTTATTTCCGATTCTGTTTCCGAGATATCCTCCCAGCGGATCCATGATTGTCTCAATGTTTCTGACTGTAGTTTTGGCCAATGGATCCATCTGAGCCATGATTCTTGAAAAATTATCCTTCAGATTTCCGAAATCAATCTTTTTCAGACCATTGTTGAACTGATCTGCAAAATTTTTGACACCGGGAATCTTGAATGCGTCAGAGAGTTTTTTCGAAATTTTATCCGCACTGGCTTCAGCCTCCTGCGTGGAAGTCTGCAAACCAGCGATATCTATTCCGGAAGTTTCACCAGAAGATACTGAAGAGGAATCCGTCTTCTGGGAGAGTAAATCCAATTCATCAGATGAAAGTAATCCACCTAACTTTTTAGCTGCTTTTCCCGCGGCATTAATATTATCACTGATGCCCGCAGACGCTTCCTCCGCAGCCGCCATGCCTGTGGCTACATCATTACCTTTCTTTCCGGCAAATTTATCTGTAAACGCTTTAAATACATTCGCCAGCTGTACCAATTTCCCCATCAGGGTATTGATAACCTTGATAGCTGGTGTCAGGACATTGATCAGTCCCTGACCGATTGCCGCCATAAAAGACTCAGTCTGCAGCTTCAGGATTCTGACCTGATTGGCCCAGCCATCAGAAGTCCGCATAAAGTCCCCAGATGCCGTCGCCAGTTTACTCTGAACAAAGGAATACCGTAGGGCTACCTTTTCTGCCTCCGACATAGCCGCCGTGATCTTCCCGTAGCCGTTGGCCATAGCGTAGGCATCCAGTGCCGTCTGCGTCATGACGACACCAAGATCTTTCAGACTCTCTGTTTCTCCAGTGAATACCGATTTCAGCTTTGTATATGCTTCGTCCTGAGATATGTTATAAAAGGATGCCACATCTCCCGCCAGTCCTGTCAGAGTGGTAGACATATCGTATGCCTGCTTCTCACTGAATCCGAAAGCCTTGGCCATTGCACCGAAGGTTCCTGTGTACCTCTTGGCCATCGTCTCGGACAGTCCAAATGCAGTTGCGGCATTCTGCGCAAATTTATCTACCTGCTTTGACATTGCCGGGAATGTTACGTCCACAACATTTTGCACTTCACTCAGATCTGATCCCAGTTCGATACACTTCTCACTGAAATCTACGAGCTTTTTTACAGCAAAAGCGGCAGCCAGTTTCTTACCTACTTTTGTAGCCAGGCTCTGGATGCCGCTCATCTGCTTATTAAAGTCCTTTTTATTTACGACCAGATCTAATCCGATCTGTCCAACGCTTGTAGCTTCACTCATAACCAGCCTGCCTTCTAAGACAGGCACATCGGCACAGCGTCTTATAACTTCAACTCAAAAATCTTTTTACAGTCCTTATTTTTACAGCGGAAATAAATTCCCCTGCAATGTGCATCTTCCGTCTGCATTGCATTCACAGGATGCCCACAGTAAGGACACACTACTTTTTTCTTATCTACTTTTTCAATGTATATCGCCCCCTGCCAGAGAAATGAACGCATTCTTCAGTTGACCAAGGACTGCCGCCATATTATCAGGTGTCACCTTTTTTGCTCTGTTTGTACGCCATTCATTCCTGATTCTGTGTTGTTCCGGAGTAAAATTGTCTAAGATATCCTTATCCTCCTCGGCCCGGATTGCTACGATCCGTCCCAGAGGTGTCTCCGGTCCGATTCCGATAAGAAGGTCCTTAAACTCATCCCACTTCATGGTATCAATTTCTTTCGACAGCCGGATCCCGTACTGCGCCTGGAAGGATGATACGATCAGACTGTAATCTCCGATCAGATCATAGTACGGGTCACTGCTCTCCCGGCTCTTCGTCTCCCGTGATCAGGTCTACTGCTGCCATGATGATCGTCTGGAAATCCTTGAACTGGAGATTCAGTTTATCGATCTTTTCCCTATCCTTCTCATTGAAAATCAGTTCATATACCGCCAACACTTCTTTAGCTGATGTACCCTTCGAAAAAATACCCATAATCTTCAGTACAGTGGCTGCGTCAGAATTGACTTCCACGGTGACATCCTTCACCTTCAGTACCGGGTTCTCGTCAAAACTCAGTTTTTCTGTAATATCTACGATTTTCTTTGCCATAATAACCTCCTGTTCTTTTTACTCTGCGAGAGTGATCTCTGGCTTCCCGTTGCTCATAATATCGAATTCCAACGGTGCCACAGCTGTAGAGTCCCCTGCTCCAATGTTCTTTACATTCACGACTGCTCCAGCAAACAAAACTACAGTTCCGTCGGGGAATGTCCACTGAATATCTTTCTCCGCAGAACGGCCGTTTACCCATGCAAGCGCTGCCACAGCATCATTACCAGCGTCACCAACATTGCGCTTCGCAGTTACAGAGATGGTAACTCCCTTACTGGTAAGCAGCCGTCTGACCCATCCTTTTTCTGTAAACGGATGCCATTCCTCTACACCATTATCGAAAGATACACTGAAGGTCTCACAGTCCGCAATATCAACCATTTTCTTTTCAACTCCGCTTGCTGCAGTATTGATCTGAAACTGGTTTTCATAGCAGGGATATACTCCTGTAATAGGTGTGCTCATTCTTTTTCACCTTTTCCTTTCTCATAAATAACAGCCATCTCTATGACCCATTCGCAGATACCGGCATCATCCTTTCCGACATCCTGGGGCTCATAAAGAGGCTGTATAAATTTTATCAACTCCTCGTTGACAGTTACATTTCTTGCAGTCTCTATTGCCTCAAATGCAGCCACGGCCGCCTTTTCCGACTCTCTCGGCGATTCATTCCAGTGGATCAGCAGAGTGACATATTTCGTCCCGTAAGATGCAAGCTTGGGTCCTCCCAGTGCCGTCTTATACTCCTGCTGATGTTTGCTGTTATAAACGCCGATAGACTTCTCCAGTTTATCCGGCAGGCTACCCATATATACCTGATCTGCCAGTTCAAGGGATTCCACATAATCTCGTACATCCGATAACATCATAATCCGGCAATCCTCCTGTATATTTGTTTGTATGCCTTTTGGCAGTACTCTGATTTCTTCCCAGAAATCCAGTCCTCATACCATTCACCTCTTGCATTCGGATTCTCCGTCTTCTGGAAATGATATTCCGGGTGAAAATAAAGGCGTCTTGCGTATGGCGTACTGGAAATGATACTGACTTTTCCCTGACTGCTCTCAGAGTAATCCACAAAAGTACTCTCATTTTGCAGATTACCGGTATCCCTCGGAAATACCTGGGCCTGCACTACATTGGTATGTAATGCCTCCGCAGTCTGCTCTAAAGCCATCACCTGTGCTTTCGTCAGCTGTTGGATCTTCGGAAAATTCAGCTTTACTGTGGAATTTACACTGATCATATCAGCATCACCTCCGTATAGTTGACTGTTCCATCCGGGTTTCTCGCCTTACGACCCTCCAGAATCCTGCGCTTACCCCCAAATATCACAGCACTGCCTCCGGATATGGCCGGAAGATCAGGACAAATATCTCCGGGAAACAATGCTGTTCCGGTGATCTCTATCAGTTTCTTCTCCGTGGTCAGCACAGTTTTTGCCTTGTCCTGATAGTTACATTGTCCGTAATACTCCACTGGCTTCAATGGCTCCCCGTATTCGTTCAGTCCTTCTTGATCTATCGCAACAGAGATATCTGTCTTGCATAATCTTTTGGGTACCAGACACGGATATTTCATGGATTCACCTCGCAATTCTGCAGCACAGACCTGTCTGCGTCAGCAACGAATATACATCCCGCTTCATGGCAATCCCTTTTTCCATGAAAACATTCCAGGAACTTCCAAACTGTGCGGATACACCATTAATGCTATAGCTGGATAAAATCGTATTGATTTCATCTGCATTCTCATATTCGAAATCTGCCTGCATGCAGACAACCTCTTTGATGGTCTCCTGATGAAAAGCTGTCAGATGATCGAATCCTGCTGCCACAATCCGGTTAAATGTCAGACTGTCAATATGCCGGCAGGCCTGACGAAGTGCTCTTTCAAGCTCTCCGTCAGGAATCACGCTGCCATTATAGATCTCTGTGTACTCTTCTTTTCTTACATAAGGTTTATAGGACATATGCCCTCCTTACTCCCCGGTGTACTCCGTGGTATCCACATCTACATAGACGCTATCCACCTTGCCGTCACGTCCATTGGGGAACACAAAGGTATCAGACAGAGATCTATTCTGGTACAGGTATCCGTCTCCTTCTGTATGTGTTCCGGGATTGAAATAATAGATAGAAGCAATCTTAGGAACCGTCTTACATGTCTGTCCGCATGCCACCAGTACATTGATCTTATGAGCTCCGGTTACAGCAGCAACGTGGTTACTGGTGTCCTCGGCCACCTTTTTCAGCGGAGCAAATCCACCCTCAGTAGGCTCCCAGTCGAAAGCATCATAGAAACGCTCATCGTCGATAACTTCCATGATGGGTACACCATCGATTTCCGTTACTCTGGTCTCGATGCCGATACCACCCTCAGCGATCTGTGTAAGTTCAATTTTACGGGTAAACTCAGTGGACTGCTCCAGTGCATCCATAATAGGACTGGCCACATACGTGAGCAGGCTACCATTTGCCTTGTACCGTCTCAACTTTCCTTTCGCAAGGATGTCCTTCAGCATTCCGAATACCTTTGCCTTGGTATAAGCAGAAATAGCGGTCTGGCTGTGATATCCCTCCGTCTTCTGTGCCACCTGTGCCACACGGGAGAAGAACAGGGCATCTGTCTCAGGCACTACCTGAGTCTGTTCGAAGGTTCTGGAGATATTCTGCATGGATGCAGTTGCGTTGGTCTCATCCACATCTGCCTTGTCTACCAGGAACTGAACGTCTCTGTCATGGGTTACTGTAAACGGAACATCTGTCTGATCAAAGGATCCCATGTTCCAACCACCAGTTCTCTTGTGATTCTTATAACCAGTGGTGCTCATCTGTGTAAAGTGGAATGTCTTCGCATCCAGCCATCTTACATTAGATGTAATGAAGGGAGAGGTTAACGCTCCCTGCATCAGAATCTGCAGGAGTTCATGACTCCACTGCTGTGCATAGTTTAAATTAGGCATATCTTATACCTTCCTTTCCTTAGTTCCACCGATTCCATCTTTTGGTCGGTGTCTGTGTCTGTTGTACGGTTGCCTGCTGTGTATGCTGCGAAGGATCTCCGCCTGTCCCTACATGAAGGAAACCAGTAGTATCTGTCTCCTGCGGTTTTAATGCAGGAATGTCCTCCAGCACCTTATTCAGGGCTTCCGTAAGTTTCTCATTGCTGATCTTTCCATCCTGTCCTACTGCCTGGCTGAAATCTGCCATCTTCAACAGATACGGGATGGATGTTACGCTGATTCCCAGTCCGACTGCTGCCATCGTCGCTGCCTGTTGGATCTGTGCCTGTCTTGCCTCGGCCACAGCGGTTGCAGCCTGCTGTTGCAATGCTTCCACATTCGGCTGATTTGCCGCCTTCTGTTCCTTGAAGGTTGCTATAGCCTGTTCCACCTCCTGTTGGGAAAGCCCCTGCTGCTTGAAATAGGCTTTCAATGCCGTATCCTCTTTTGCCGCAAGCGTTCCATCCAACATCTGCTGGATTTTTCCATAGTCAATCTGCGGTGCTGCATTCTGCTGTGACTGCTGATCAGTCTGTTCTCCTGCCGGTGCTCCGCCCTGGCTTCCATCGGGGTCTAAGAATCTTCTTACTGTCTTGTAAAACATAACGTGCTCCTTTCCATTTTGAGGGTGTCACCCTTACTGCGATCCATTGTCTTCGGTGTCTCCGGTCACGCTGCAGTTTATTGCCTTGCTCGTGTTTGGGCATAAAAAAACACGCCATGAAGCGTGTTGATTCCAGATTATTTGTTGCACCGGTGCAATTTTCTTTTTTCGAGATAAAAATACCACCAATCTACTGACCGGTGGCTTCATGTTCTTTTACCATTCTTCGCAAACGTTCTTTATAATCCTCATAGCTTTTATCTTTTCCGATGATGTATGCGGCATCTCCCATTTTTTCGGAGAAGGATAATACTTTCCTGCGCAACTCCTGCAGTTCCTCATCGTTTTTCATTTTTTCAACAAATTCTTTTTTGAACATAATTACCTCTTTAGCACTTTCATAAATGTTTCATATAGCTCTGGCAATTCACTTTTTATGAATTCTACAGTTATATCATCCGACTGATACAATGCAGCATATATATCCGCAAATATCTCCGACTCCGCATACCCGGGTTTACCTATGTATTGTGATTCATGTCTGTATACTCCTGTAATCACATTGTCTGTTATGCATGACATTATATCACTGATGAAGTAATTGTACTCTAAATCACCATTTACAGCAAGTCTCCGTTGATACTTCTCCTTTTTTTGCAATATTTTGTTTTCTGTATTTTTTATTGCCTCTGCGAATTCAGCATACATGGGACTGCCATACTCATTATGATCAATTCTATGGGCTATTTCATGCGCCAGCACATGCTTGTAGTTCTCCTCTTCATACTGCGGATGTCTCGGATTGATAATTATCAAATCATTATCAAGATCATACGAAAATGCATATTCTGACAGTTCATCTATCTTGATGCACTCATCTTTTGTGTACTGATCCACTAAATCGATCATGATCTGCGGAGTATCCGATCTCGGCACTTTCACCTCATCAGGAATTTTATACCGGTCTTCCGTTTCCTGACTCCATTCTTTTTCCTTCGCACGGTACTTGCTTTTATTCTCCGGATCCAGTGAAAATGATGCTAATCTATGGAATTTTTTCTCCTGTCTCTCTGCATATTGCTGTCTTACTTCTTTCCTGTTCTGTTCTTCGATATCTTCTATGTCTTTTTTACTGTATTCATTATCCAAATCCTCCAGTTCTGGAAAATAGGTAGTGTGGCTGTCTCTGCATCTAGGGTGGTATAGTCCTGCTGCTATTGCCGCGCTCATCAGGGGATATGGTCCATCCTTGGCGCTTCCACCGCTCCATACATCATCGATCAGTATCTTACCAACAAACGGTAAACACTTGGGGCAGGGATTTCCACGCTTATTCATGATCACCGTGGATATCCCCCATTCCTGCCTTTTCTGCCCTTCCCCCTGCAGGTATGCACGCTTACTGGCTGTCCGTATTGCCATGTCCGCATAGTCTGCCAATGTGTGTCTGGATCCATTGGCATATTCCACACAGTTAAGACCAGCGGCAATGAAATCCCTTGTGGCCATGTCTACCGCCTTCTCATAAGTCCCTGCTCCACTGTTGGCATATACCTGAGCATTAAAAATAATCTTACGATATTGGTCATTTGCCATGCGCAGGACGGCTGTCTCAGCCTTTTCCATGTCTGATGTGGTCGCCCGGATCAGCGCCTCCAGCTTCCTCTGGTTCAACCGGAAGAATGCCGCCGATGCTCCCGGACTTACTCTTCTTGCTGGGAAACCTTTCTTTATAGCCTCCAGTATGGCTATCTCCTGCTCCATATCTCCTTCATCCCTGGCAGTACTGATCAGCGCTTCGATCCGGTTATTAATGTCTTTAAATTTTGTACCAAATCGTTCCTGATTCTCTTTTCTGTACTTTTCCAACGACCGGAGCTGCTCTGTCTGCCACATGGACCACTGCTTATCTTCATCGATTTCCTCAATCTTATGTCTTCGCATATTCCGGATCATGGAAGCAATGAGTTCATTCTCAATAGCTTCGAATGCTGCTCCGATATCATATTCTGAATTTATCTTAGGCATCTAATCACCTGCCGTTTGCATATACCTTGAATCCCTGGCTTTTAAACTGTCTGGTCAATGTCTTGATCTGCGTGACGCTGGTACAATGATCACATCGGAGTTCCGCATAATTACCTTTTTCCACTGCATAGATTCCTTTCGGGACCTGCTCACTGGCCACCTTCAGTAGCCCCTGGTACTCCTCCCGGTTCATCCGGTATGTTTTTTTTGCTACTTTTACTTCCATCACTGCCTCCAGTAAATCCGTTTATCCTGAATTCTCCTGCATCCGTCCTGATCTCCGGCTCCGGAATGCTCTGAATCCCCTGCTCAGCCTTGAGCCTTGCAATTTCTTCTTTTTTGCAGTTATCATCCAGACTGTCACCATATAATTCCTCCACACAGCGCTCAATGCTCATGATTCCGCTCTGCTTTGCCTTACCAACTGTTTCCACCTGAGATTCAAATGAAGGATTGGCATATTCTCCAAATGGGAGATTTACCTCTACACTTTCCACTGCCTCATTCTTCATCAGGTGATATGCGTTGATACACATGGATACTACCTGTGGCAATACTGTCTGAAGAGTTTCCACGATAATGTTTCTTGTGTACAGCGTTGTTTTTTCCTTTTCACGCTGCGCTTCTGCATTATCCAGTTTTTTTACATCAATCCCCAGTGTAGAAGGACTGATGATCCCCTGCAGGCAAAGGTCCAGTGCCGTACAGTAGGAAGCCTGATAGCTGTCATGAGGAATGCTCGGCTGGTCTGTACTGATTACGTTTTTCTGCCCTTCGCGCTGGTCTCCTTCTGCTGCAAAATATCTGTTATCGAACGGATTCGGTGTTATCGCAGCTCCTGTTTCCGGATCCCTCGGAACCAGACAGTCCGGAATATATGTTTTGGCTCTTCCTGCTCTCAGCGCATCCATCCACTGGCTCCATACTTCATCCAGCGCATCATAGCTGTCCACCTTTCCGTCAAAGATACTTCCGCCACGTCCTTCATATTTTGCCGACTTATAGAACATCATAGGCACCGCCAGCATAACGCTTTTATCGAAGGTCACATCTTCCAGTGAATTGGTTATCTGTAGTGTAGTCAGCGGAACCTGTCTGTTATCCAGATACAGTTCGTTCTTTACATACCCATATCCATATACCTCATTGAGCACATATGTCTTTCCTCCTCCGCTGTATGGTGTCTTAAATATCACTTCCCGGACCTTGTCCTTTTTCCGTATGATTTCGACACGATCCCCGGCATACCATTCTAAAATCGGATACTCACTGACTTCTGTATCAATGGACACTTTAAAAGCCCCGTCTCCGATATACAGCGCTTCTTTGATTGCATCCTCTACCTTATCGGCAAAGTTATTATTCTCAGGCTTTGCAATGTCTTTCCATATCTGTTTCTGCTTTTCGTTCTCTGAGGAAAATTCAAATTCCCCCATATCTGGAAGGACTACTGCTGCCAGAGTTCTCACCGTAAGCGCCGGAACACCTGTGTGGATCTTGCGCATTTCCATCCCCGGTGTACTCTTGCTGGACCAGAATTTATATTTATCTGCATATTCCGCATTCTGCTCATAGAACTGCTCCAGTTCGTTGCTGTCACCACGATACCAGATGCGGTTTCGGATCGCATTCCCCTCGAAGTCCATCATCTCATTGATATTGAACACATAGGGATTCGCCGGAGAAACATTCAGCCAGCTCCGTATACCTCTTTTGATATTCTCATTTATCTTTTCCATCAGGTTCACCTCTGTTTATCCTCCTCGAATCCAATCATATTCCGGTATGGAATCCATCCGTACTGGTTTGCATTGATCGTATGGTCGTTCTTATCCTCCGGTACCGGAACATCCTCTTCCTCGTCCCATGAATAGCGTTCCAATTCCGAGATATGGTTTGTACAATCCTCAACTACCAGATAGCAGTCCTGCTGGATCCATCCCAGTTGTAAATTGATACGGTCCAGTATTGTTACCTTCTTGTAGGACTCAATGAAATTATAAAGGCACCCATGCAGGCGCTTATACTTCCGAAGTTCTGTTATTGTCGCCGCATCTGCGCAGTCAATAAAAGACTCTTTTGCAAATCCCCATTCCGATCTGCATCTATCCAGAAAAGCTATAAACTTTACCGCTGTGTCAGAAGGAGCCAGCGGCACACTGAGATCCGCATTGCTATATACCTTCTCAGCCAGTGTGATCAGCTTGCGGTCATCCGTAATGCCCTGGAAGATCATTGCAATAGTATCCGGAGATTTTGAGGAATATGATGTATCCAGTCCTGCTGTAAACTTCCTGAAACGGATATTCCCATCTGCAATCTGTTTCTTCACCCACGCAGCAGTAACAACATGCTTCTTTCTGACAAAGTTGGAGAATACCAACCCTGTCGCTTTTCCGCGGAGACCTTGAATCTTGTTTTTCCAAATTTTGGTACCCTTCGGTGTGTTTTGCAGGATCATCTGCAGCTTATCCGGTGGAAGGCCTGCATTGTCTTTAAAAGAAAAGAACCAATGGATCCATCCGTCCTTTGGCTCTTCTTTCAGTTCCTCTATGATTTCCTGCGGTGTCTCATCCTTCCATTCCGGAAGAGGACGTGCACAGTTGATATATTCTTTGTACACCGGCAATCCCGGATCATCCGGGTTCAGTGTTGCCATCAGATAATCACATCGCATGGATGCTTCTCTGACAAAATCTATGTCTGCGGTATTTACTTCATCTATGTACAGACAGCCATATTGTCCACCCAGGGCCTTCTTCCACTTTTTCTTGTTACCGTAACCCAGCACATATATGACTTTATCTCCCCCGGCAGTATGGAAAAGCAGATGTGGAATCTTATCATCCTTTGTACCACTGCCGTTATACTCCACCAAAATACCAAAATCATCCAGTATGCCCAGATCCTTGTTGATGATATTCTTCTCTGCGGTACCGGTATCATCTGCAGCAATGATGTGAAGCTTCTTGGGGCTTTCTGCCACCTTAAGCATAAACTTGAAGATTCCTACCGTCGTCTTACCTGCTGCCGTGGTTCCTTCCAGAAATTCCACCGGAGCATCGCATTTCAGGAATGCTTTGTATTTCTCTGACAGCAGGAGTTTACTTGCGCTCATTACCCATCACCACGCATCTGTCTGATCAGGTCATCCAGTTTACTCTGTTCGGATTTAAGCTCTCCGGAGATCTGGACATCCTGTTTGTCTCTCCATTTATCCGGTTTTCGGTTCTTCAACCAGAATATCTGGGCTGTGGTATCCGGCTCTACTTCTTTTACTTTTCGTTCCACAAGCATTTCTTTTGTTTTGGGGAATTTCTCTCTTACAAGCATCAGCTCATCATCTGTTGCCTCCGGATGCTCCAGTTTGTAGCGATTCATATATTCAAATAGCTTTTGACTATATTCTTCCTGCTCCATCGGAACGCTTACATATTTATCTTCTGTATACCGATATCCCAGTGCCCTTTTTAAAAGCGCATTTTCCACTTGCAGGTCCACAACTTCCTTTCCCTTTTTTAGGGTGTCCGAAATGTCCGGATACAATTTTTTCCATTCATTTAATGTAGACCTGGAGATTCCCATATTACCAGCGATCTGCTCTTCTGTTAGTCCATCCCTTGTCCATCCTTCCAGCTTTAGTAAGCCTTCCGGTGTCAGCCAATATTTATATTTGCCTTTTGCCATCTGCTCACCATCTCTCTAAAGTTGCACCGGTGCAACTCCACGAAAAAAGGCAACGCAGCTATCTGCATTGCCCTGTCACTAATTTATCACGATACTATATTATCACATTTGACATGCGAAATCATGCCATCTTTTACTTTAACTCCCCAATATACCTTCCAATCTGTTCTATAGTCTTAAAAACTATCCTCTTCATTTGTCTCTCACTGTACGAGGCACCACCGATTTTTAGGTAGGGAATCGGTGCTCTGAGACCTTTACTCCAGTACCTGATTCTTATTACCTTCTGTTCTTCTGGTCGAAGAGAATTATATACAAATTCCACTGCCTCAATCTCTTTCTTGATCCGTTCATGGTATACGGATGTCATCTTCAAGGCTTTTGCTTCTGTGACAGACTGCGCCTTGTCTCTTTCCCTGGCAGGATCAGACGGACGACTGCTACCTCCCGCCGGTGATGCCATGATATCCGATACGTATTCCTCATATTCTTTTTTGCGCTGAGGATATCGTAATAATATGGTTTCAATAATCCTCCAACTTGCTCTGTTAATTCTCTGCATCGATGCTTTCTCCTTTCTTCTGCGCCGGAGTTGCACCGGTGCAATTATGCCACTTTGTTGTATTTATTCTGCATTTCCTCAATATCATCCACCAGATAATATTTTACAGTGATCTCTGGGTTGGAATGTCCGAGGAGCTTACTTACCAGCATTACATCTCCCGTCTTACGGTACAGGACAGATGCAAACGTTTTGCGGTAAATGTGAACTGTTGCTGTCAGCCGTGTGACACTGCCACGGACTGCCATCTCCTTGGCCAGTTTCTCGATGCCATACTCTCTCATACGGTTATGAGGCGCCCTGTCTGCCAGAAATACCGGATCTGTCCCCGGACGGTCGCCGATATAATTCCGTAGTGCTTTGACTGCTTTGGGTGTCAGCATGCCGGTACGATATTTATTGCTCTTCTCTCCCCAGATGTTTACCGTTTTATGGGTCAGATCCAGATCAGAGATATTGAGGTTTGATATCTCTCCTACTCTCATACCAGTGCACAGCATTAACTCAAATAGTGCTTTTTCTTTTGGAGTCTCCAATACGTCCCGGATATCCTCCACCTCTTCGTCTGTTAACCGCTTTTTCTGTGCCTGGATTTGCTTAACCTTGTCCACTCCGTCTGCAATATTATCAGTGATATGCTTTTTTCTGAAAGCCCAGCCGAAAAACGTGCAGAGATACCGATATAGCGTAGATTTATAATTCTGGCTAATATGATCACGGTATGCTTTGATGGCGAGAAAATCTGTTATATCCTGTGCTGTAATATACTTATAATTTTTCCCCGTGAAATCAAAGAACTCTTTTATTCTGCCAAGATATCCCCGCATGGTTGATTCTTTCAGGCCTACTGCTGCCCCATCGATCCAGTATCGCTTCATGAGCCATTCGTTGTCATGCTCTTCTATCATCGGTAATTGCTTAATTTCGGCAAGCTCAAAATCCTGCATCTTTACCAAAAACACTATCTTTACCTTGTCAATCTGTTCCGGTGTCAGAATATTACTCATCTCGAATGCAATGTCGTTAATCAGGTCTGTCTTTGTCATAGGCTGTACCTCATTTTCTCATTGCCTACCAGCAGATCCTATGGTATGATACTGGTAAGCAGGTAAGCGGTAGATGTTATCTTTGGTCGGATGAATCTACCGCTGTTTTATTGGCATCGATTGCAGGTTCTCTGCACTTGTCTTTTTATTATGCTTTTTCTATCACTCCTTCGCTAAATTTCAAAATCCATGCACAAATACTTACCGTTGTCCATCTTCCAATAATACTGTCCTATGTACCAGTCCTCGCCCAAAATTGTTTGTTTACAATATTCCCCCTCTTCGATCTGTTCTTCTCCTTTCGGTTCATCAACCACATAAGCGTTTTTTATATCACATCCATCAGCATCTACATTCTCCTGGAACCAATCAGCTATCTCTTCATCAAGCTGATTCCTCTGTTCTATTTTTTCTCGTATTTCTCTTGGAATTATCATGTTTCTTCTCCTTCACTAAATTATAGATTTTATTTCATCCAGGCAAGCATTCCAACCGTCCATCGTTCCTCTGACATAATCTCTGCCGAGATCATCGGCATCCGTCATCTCTGTCTCACGCTCCGGCAATTCCCGGAGCGGACATTTATCATGCCGTTTCTTTGTAAATGTGTTCTGTGACAGCATTGATGTTCCATTATTGAGGACATTCATAAGCTGACATTTTTTGATTCCTTGAAATTCATACAGAAACTTACATTTGCTACATGATTCCGGCATATCCATCACCAATACTGCTTTTGCTATGCCTAACTCTATCCCATTTATCCCATCGGCCGTCAATTCTCTGCCGCACAGCGGGCAGATTTTTATTTTTATTGCTCCCATCGGCTCGTTTTCACTATTGGCAAAGAGCATATAATTTTCTGCTCCCAGCCTAATAGTTCCACGTTTGCCGCTTACATTTGCATACTTCTCGCAAAAATCACACATTTCCGCTCTCCTTCACTAACTTTCAGTTTACCTATGCATTCGACACTATCTCTTTGACCTTTTTCTCGTAAAATTCATCCGAAATATACTTATCTCCGTAAGGAATCTTACTATCCGTCAGCACGGCATACGCTTCAGCCCAGGATAGACCTCCTCTGGCTGCCAATCTGTCTAATGTCTGACCACAGTGATTTTTTAATGCCTGTTCTTCATGCGGTTTAATGACATTGTATGGAATGTATTCATGCCCTTTGTTTGTCATAATCGGAAATTCTTTCATCTTGCTTCTTTTCTCCAATCCTCTGGACTGTATTTCCGGTAGCTGATTCCGTAATTCGTAAATCCACCGGACTGATATGTTATAAGCTTTGACATTTCATACCCTCTTTCAGTTTAAATGCTGCTTTCTTATCGCAAAAACAGCAAAACCGTCCTTCGTTTTTCGGCAGAAGGCTAAATATCGTGGTACCGTCTCAGAAGTTTATAAGGTCATCTTGAACGGTCAAACGGCTGACCCTCTAGTTCAGTTTAACCGATTTGCAATTTTTCTTATACTCTCGAGAACATGATCACATTCATGCCATACAATCCAACTACAGTCTCCATCTTTTTCTGCATTCATAACCTGTGTAATAAGAGACATACTTGTTTCAGATAACCTCTCAGCAATGCTATCCCATTTCGCTGATTGAATCCATTTTGCAAATCTCGGTTGATAATACTTCACTTCTCCGTTATCTATACTCATGCCCTTCCTCCGCTAAATCCTAAGTTAGCTTATTAACCTCTGTCCACATTTCGGACAGTATTCATCGCTCACTTCTGCGTCATTGCATCCGTTTTCCTCTAAACAGTTGGGGCAGATGTATTCGTCCACATGGATCTCGCAGACTTTCATTGGAATCTGCTTCTTAAGAGCCTTTATTCCCATTTGTGCGGCTGCATAAGTCTCATCTGCCACAGGGCAGCAATGCCAGCTATTCAATTCTTCTATTGCGTCGCTAATTGGAGTAATATCCATAAGTCCAGCAACCTGATCCGTCACTTGTCCTGTGTACAACGCATATTCGTTCATAATTATTTGGATTATGCAATTACCACAGTCACCTGTACATGACTCTGATCCCTCACACGGCATCTCTACATCATCCGGGATACTTTCTCCTCCGCTTGTAAGTGGATTCGTCATGGTACAGCATTCTTCCGGCACCCATACTCCTTCATCAAATTCAACCATTTTTATCATTTTGCCATCTCCTTTCCCTGCCATTCCAGTCCCATCGTTGTGAGTTCACCGTAGGAGAAACACCTTGTAAAGCCTGTCTTGCAATCTCTGGTCTGGACCATATGCGGATAAACCGCTATCACCTCGTATTCCCTGGTCTCGCTGATAAATCGGTGTTGCCCTCTCCCGCGGGTCTCTAGCGGCTCCTCGATGATCCTGTGTTCTGTTTTGATGATAGTGCCTATATGTATATTATGGATTCGTGGCGCAGGATCCGGCAGAAGATTTCCGTCCCAGTCCTTATACTCCTGCATTGTTGCCTCCTTCCTGGACGGCTACTGCCTCTTGGTATCAGCGGCCGCCCCGTGGCTTCGTTTACAGTGTCTATTGTGATTCACTTTATCCAAAAGGCTTATTGATTTTTCTGGGCTGCCAGTGCTTTCTGGACGGCCGCATAATAATTATTTACTCCGGCGATCAGGATCTCCGTCTCGGTTTTTCCCATTTTTTCTGCGCAGTACTCCAGCCGCCGTTTTTCTTCCGGTGTCATCCGGATAATCTTGCTTATCGTTCTGCTTTTCATTCTCTTCCTTATTTTGTATATACAAATTTGTATATACATCACCCCCACTTGTTATAAGTCAGGGCATCCTCCGACCAGTCTGGGTAATGGGCCTGCAAATACGCTCGGAAAAGTTGCAGCATCTCCTCCCGTCTGCCCTTGTTTCCGTTATCGAGCATCTCATGGTGACTGACACAACCCTGTGCCCCGTTCTGTGGTATTCCTAGGCCGCCCCGGGAGCGCGGTATGTAGTGCATAATGCTCAGTGATTCCGGACCTGACCAGGTGACATCTTCCATGTGGTATTGCATCTGGCAGAATATACACTGGTTGCGATCTCGCTCTTTGATAATCCGGCGGGAGGATGTATTAAACTCCCTCGCTCTGGCCTGTTTCGACATCTTCGACATTCTGTCTGCCTCCTTTGCTGAGTTCTTCCAGTTTGTCCAGATAGCCAGAGATATCAGACAGCTGCTGCCGTGCGGCGGCGATCAGATCCATCTCTGCGTATCGTACCAAATTCTCCACTGCTCCACGTAAGGACTGCTGATAAGCTGACCGCTGGTCCTCGGTATCCGGGCAATATTGCGGAAAGTCCTTTTCGATGTCGGTCTGGCCCGGTACCTGTTCTTCCGTGACCATGGCTTCGATATTCTGATT